ATGCTTTTAATAAACGCCAGCCGTAAATGACTTCTGGTTCATATTTAATTGTTGGGTTGGCAGAAGGACTTATGCTTTGTGAGTTACGTTGTGATGCAGATGTTATACCATTACCGGGTGACCAATAACTACCACCAGCTGAACTAACACCAGAATCTTTCTTACCAAACTCGGCATAATGAAACACCTCAATAGTTGAGTAGTAATCTTCTGGATACTTAAAGTGAAATGATGTTGATGGGTTGATAATATCCATCCAATCGTCAAATAGCTGGCGCTCGAATGTCTTGCTTCTTACAAGAAATGATAATGTAATACCATCACCATATGTTGTGTTGCCTGGCATCATTTGCTTAGGGCCGTAGTAGCGCATTTCTGCTACCTGAAAGCCACGACCTGGAAACTCGGCAGCGTCACATGCAAAGATCATACTCTTGCTAATATCATTGAAATAGCTTAGTCGGCTCAATAGTCCCTGTGGGTTGATCCTAACGATAAAGCGACAACTTTTGGTGACTTGATCCTGCCCATTGAGAGCAGATAGCATATCATTGATTGCTATTTGTGTGGGTGGATTATTACCTTGGTATGCCATTAGTATCCCTGACTAATAAGTGTTTTATCTACAATCTGCATTTCAACAAATTCCATGGTCAATCTTGATGTGACTGCCCCACCATCTTCAAAGGTACTAAACTCTGTTTCTGGGTTATAATCAACATCGACTCTAACGAAAGCACCTTTTGTCACTTTCGGAATCTTAGTGTTTTCTGTCCATGAGCCGCCGGCAGCTTTAGTCCAGAAACTGATCTCCCATTCTGATGGGCTTTTAAACTGTAGGCTATCATAGTTGGTAATACCAGTAATCTCTGGTGCAGCATAATATCTAAAACGATTTAATATACCATCACCCGTTGATGTACCATATAACATATCAGCATCAGGTTTGCTTTGCGGAGCAAATGTAAATGAAAAGTTATATCTTCTTAGTGATGTGCCTCTATAAAGAACCTCGACGCCCGGATTGATTTGTCGTCTGAATAGACCACCAGCAAGAGCATTACCACCTTGAATAAGATCGGAGCCAACACCAATAACAGCAGATGCAACACCCGCACCTAGTCTTGCTAGTTTAATTTCATCATACTCGTGACCCTGCTGGAAACTTAGATTGTTTGATTGACCACCACCTGGCATATACAACCAAAAGTTATCAAGCATCTTTCTACCGCTAGTCAAACCGGCTCTGGCGGCGGCCGCCTGTGCAAACGACTGTGGTGTATATGCTGTGAATTGAATCATTGCACCATATTCAGGTGACTCCATCAAGTCAGATGGAAAGCAATATGATGAAACTGGTAAGTCTGCCATTTATGTCTCCGACAATGCTACATATATTTAGCGAGGTATATTATGGCTTACGATTACAAACAAGGAATATTCAAACCCACAAAACCAGAGAAGTATAAAGGTGATGCTTCTAATATCGTATATCGATCTGGCTGGGAAAAGAGAGTTATGGACTGGTGTGACACCAATTCAAATATAGTAGCATGGTCATCAGAGGAGATTGTCATACCATATATCTCACCAGTAGATAACAGACCACACAGATACTTTGTAGATTTTTATGTTGAGGCTGTAGATGGTAAAGGTAACAAGCAGACATATCTACTAGAGGTTAAACCTAAAGGACAGACTAAAGAGCCAACACCACAAAAGAGAAAGACTAAAAGATATATCACCGAAGTTGTCACATGGGGTGTTAATCAAGCAAAGTGGAAAGCAGCCGAGGAGTTTTGTGCTGACCGTGGCTGGACTTTCAAACTAATAACAGAAGCGGATCTATTCAAAAAGTGAGATAAATACTAGTTATGGTAGACTACTCACAAAAAGACCTAACTGATTGGATTAATAATAAAGCCATGGACCTTACTAGTGGTGAGGTTCATAGAACTTTGTTAAATAGTGATAGAGGTGGTAAATCGATAGTAGGTAATCTATACTTCTTTAAGTATGATCCTAAGCACAAAGATACTCTAAACATATATGATCGTTACCCAATGGCGTTTCCGATCAAGTTATATAAAGACGGATTCTTAGGTGTTAATATGCATTACTTACCTACAGGTGAGCGTCGATTGTTTGTTCGAACCGTTAATGAGTTTAAGCAAACACTGAGAGAGGGTGATAGGTTTAAAAACAATGCAGAGTTTATCACTATGCTTGAACGAACTAAAAGAATATACAAGATTATGCCACAAGCCGTGCATCGTTACCTAAACGATCATACTAGATCAAAGTTTATTAGAATATTACCAGAAGAATATGATAAAGCAGTTCAACTAAAAATCGACGAATGGGTCATTAAGGGATAACAAATGGCAGTCAGCAGTTTCTTTGATTCGTTTCCTAAAATCAAATACGATATCAACAACACATCCACCTTTCAGGCAGGCTCTCATGAGTTGGTTACTGATATCTTCTTTCGTCTAGGTGTTATTCAGAACGCATTGAATAACATTTCATCTTACTTTGTATATGATATTGAAGATGGTGACACACCAGAACTTCTTGCAGAAAGATTTTATAACGATCCTGGTGCAGCATGGATGATCCTGCTAGCCAATAATATTGTAGATGCACAACACGAATGGCCTCTAGATTATTCTTCATTTCAACAGTTTGTTACCGACAAATACGGTTCAGTTGAACTATCCCAGACAACCGCACATCATTATGAAAAGGTCATTGAAAGACGCAATACCAGAACAGATGTGGTCAATGAAACTCGCTTTATAATCAATGAAGATATTATAACCGATGATCCTCTTTCTGTACCATACGATTATTATCAGTCACTAGCTACTGGTGGTGCATATTATAGTTCCGACACATATGATATTGGTGATGACTCGATTGAGGTAACTGTTCGTGGTGAAGAAGTCTCATGCTATGATTATGAGAATAGAAAGAACGATGATCGTCGTTCAATCAAAGTCATCAAAGCAGAATACTATGTCCAGATTATGGACGAGTTTAGATATCTAACAGGACAGAAACCTGATTATATTAGGAAGTTGTTTTAATGTCTGATAATTATTTTGATCGTGGCTTAGTCCGACTAAACGGACAACTTGGTGGTGCTGATAGCTATACGCAGGTTACCTGTAAAGAGGTATCTTGTACCGAGAGTTTATTGACACCAGGTCTGCAAACATCAGCGACATTTCAATCTCAAATCTACAAGAATGATGTATTCAAGAATTGGGATGCCATCAAGAATAAGCCCATGACGATTACTATGGAAGATGGTTATGGTAATCAAATGTCATTGCAGCAAACAGTTTATAGAATGGATGGTAGAGAGTTTCATCCAGTCAATATTTCACAGGTTGAAGAATTTACTGTTCATGCATGTGATCAATCTCTATTAGACGATGCTAAGAAACTTGTAAGCAAATATTGGAAATGCACCACACCTTCTAAGATTGTAGAGGAGGTTCTTGGCACTTGTTTAAATATTCAGAACACATATATTCAAACTGCTGAACCCGCTCGTGATTATGCAGCGGAAATGATTCACCCATTTCAAGTAATTGCACAGCAAGCCAATGTGGCACTAGATGGTGACGATCCATCTTTTGTGCATTATATGACATATTCTAATAGAGCCCAAGGTGCTAACTTTATGCAGGGCGGTTCTTATTGGCAGCCTACACATAACTTCCGTTCATTGACACATTTGGCCAGACAGGCACCAAGATATACATTCTTTCATTCTGAAACTGGCTTGGCTGGTGGTGCAGATTATAATAACGAGAAGTATAGAACACCCAACGCATTTAATCGTCCTGCTATTCAGTTTATGTTCCCATGTGACTTTGATTTACTATCTGACCTATTAAATGGTGTAGATGAACAAGGACAAAATATCAACGCAGGTTCGTTCATGAACGCTATGGATATGGCCGCTGGCTTTCTTACAGGTGGTGGTGGTGGTCGTATGCAAATGTGCGCCCCTAATGGTAACTTTAAACAGTCACTAACTAATAAAGGTTCAGCCGGTCAACAAAATGGTTGCCCATCAAATGTTGAGCAACATCTATTAAAGCGTCAAGCTAGAATGGGTCTATTAGAAAAAGATAAAGTTGCTCTTAGAATGATCGTAGCATGGAATCCATATATCAGCGTAGGTGATGTTATCTCTCTAACATGGAAAGATAAAGACAGAGGACAAGATTTATACGGGTCTGGTGATTATCTAGTTGCATCACTAACTCATAGAGTGCAGAAAGGTGGTTATGCTACGACTACACTCGATTGCGTATCAAATACAGTTGGACAGGGAATAGTATAATGGGAAACGCAAGCACACCTTCACATCCCCATGGTGAAATAACACCAATGGTAATTGCTGGCGGTGATAAGACCGATCCAGCGCAGCGCCGTGATGGCTCAATGAAGCTATTTGATCCTAGTCGCTGGAGTCAGCAAGATTATGATCTAAGCGATTTGTGGTTCAATGGCTTTCTACAGAACCCCACACAAATGGGACAGATGAGTACCGGCGGTGGTCTTGATCCTGGTACAATCGTATATGTATTGAAGCAGGCGGGTGAGCCTGGTGGTGTTATTCTAGGTGCAGCAAGCGGCAACCGCAAAGGATCGTCTGGCGGTTCTATCGGTGGACAGAACTTGATGGACGGCAGCATTATGCAAGAGTTGGCATCAAGAAAGATCGGTGTTAATGTTCCTCCACAGATTGAAGAAAAGACAGAACGTGGCGCCAAGATTAGAAAGATTAAAGAAAAGGGTGAGCAGCATTCATTAGATATGCTCGACGGCTTGCCTCTACACGGTGCATTGTTCCAGATGACTGGCTTTAGATTGCCAGAATTAAAAAGCATTCCTACTGCCAAGCAGAAGAATGATAAGATGATGAATAACCAGATGATGCAACAGCTACAAGGACAGGTAATGTCCATGGCGCAGATGTTTCAAGGGTTGATGAATAATGGTCGTAGCGGTACATCGGCCGCCGGTGGTATTCCTGCTTCGTCAGGTATGATGAGTACCGTTTCTAATCCTAATACAGGAACAGAAACACAAGTCGATTTATCTAAGACAGGCGCTGGTCTAGGTCCTGACGGTGTATCGTATATGGATGAAGTTCTACAGACGCTAGAACCACACATGCAGACTGCCGTTAAGTCACTTGCTAAACTAGTGCAAGGACTAGAAACAAATGACGGTGTAGAATTTCCTACAGGTGGTGCTGTTCATTATACTATCTTTATGGAGAATGCTGCTGGTCTATTAGCGCAAGCAACTACTATTGACGACCTAATGATTGGTATGCAGAGACTACAATGGGACGAGAGTTTATTCGGTCAAGATAAATTATCACCAGTTGTCTTTGAGGTAGACACCGCTCATGGTGCAGCATTTCAGTATATGTATTATGACGGACATATTGAGACTGTTTATACCAGCAATACAATGAACAGCATGAACGCATGGGCTAATACTATTACAAGCCCAACCACATCACCTGCCGTAGGTTCATCAACACCTTCTAGCAGCACAGGAACAACACCATCAAGCGGCTCAGGTTCTGGGCAGGGCCAACAAATGCAGTCAATGATGCAGCAAATGTTCGGTCAGTCTGCACAGATTATGCAAGAAATGTTTAAGCGTCTTGCACCACAGCAAGAAAAAGAAGCCAAGAAAATGCACGAGAAGCTAAATCAGTCTGCTGATGCCAAGAAGATACAATCAATCTCAAAAGATACGATTGAAGGTGGCGAACCTTTAAGCAAGCAACATTATCAGGCTGATGCTGCTGGTACAGATCAGTTCAATTTACAATTTTTGGAGTAATTAATAATGGCAAGTGGCCCAGAGTCTAAAAATACAAACCCAGGTAAAGAAACACCAGATGAATTTAATGTCTTTGGTGATGCTCGTGGTCGTAAAGGTGCTGGTGAATATCCTAATTACTGGAACTTTAAAGATAGATCAGGCAACTCATTCGGTATGGATGCCTCTGAAGGTAATGAGTCAATTACTATTCAGCATAGAGGTGGCTCAGCGGTTCAGTTTCATCCAGATGGTTCTCTACACATTACAGCACACAACGGTAAATATGAAATAACATTCGGTGAAAATCGTATGACTATTTCTGGTGCTCAAGATATCACAGTCAAGGGTGATGCATCATTGAGAGTATATGGTGATTATAACGTCACCTGTCATAAGAACTACAATCTATCTGTTATGGGTGATATCAACATTACTGGTAAAAATATGAATAGAGCCATTCGTGGCAATATGGACACACAAGCTAAGAACGTCAATAAGAAGATCGAAGGATCTATCAGTTATCAGGCGCAAGGTGGACAGGCATATGTTTCTAAAGGTGCCACTACGGTTGCTTCACAGGGTGATAAAACATTCTTGGCTGGTGCTTCTGGATTACATGCTGCCGTTACTAACGAAGGTGATATGTCATTCTTAAACGAAAAGGGTGATATGTACCACGAAACAAAAGACGGTAAGGCAGATCAGAAGTATGCCAGCGGTGGTAAAGAAGTTAAGATTATGCACAAAGATGGTAAGACAGATCATACCGCCGACGAAGAAATCACCACAAAATCTACTAATAAAGGTATTACTACAACCGCCAAGCAAGACATTACTACTAAGTCGGAGTCAGGTGGTATTCAAATGAAAGCCGATGCTGGTTCTATTTCGGCACAAGCACAACAGAATATTGAAGTTAAGTCACAACAAGATACCCACGTTATTGCACAGGGTCATGCTGCTATTGAAGGCTCAAGTGGCACTACAGTCGGTAATGCTACCGCTACCACTAACGTTGTAGGTGGTGCATCTGGTGTTAATATTGATCCACTTGGTGGTCTATTGAACCTAGCAGGCGG